CTTGGCTGCGCCGAGGATTGCACCAAACACTTTGTCCCGGCCGGGCATGAAGCTCTCGGCGAGATCTTGGTTCTTAATCTTGAACTGGTCAATTTTATCCACGGCATAGCCCCAGAGTTTTTCCGAATGATAAGGGATTAGACCGCATAGGGATTCTGCCGCTTGGGCATCCCTGAATCAGCATAATCGTCCTCGTCCCAATCATCTGCTGGCGGCGGGTCAATATCAAGCCATCCTGCATCCCGTAAGAATCGCAGGGCCTGAGTACAGGCATCGACGTAGTCATCATGCGTGCAGTCAGGAAACGAACAGATCTGGCTGACAAACCCTTCTGCCCAGTCTCTGACATAGCCGGGCCTCTGCGAGCTCTCAGGGATCCACACACGCCCTCGAGCGATGATGTTGGACACGATGTTCAGGCGCTGCATCTTGTCGGCTCTGCCGGGGTTGTAGGCCCTCACAGGCAGGTGCGCACGCTGCAAGTCTTGGATCAGCGAGATACCAGCAGACTTGTCCTCGACCAGTATCAGGTCTACACGCTTGCGCTCTTTGCCCTCACCGAAGACGGTCTCGTACTCGTCGATGACCTTGGGTCGCAGGTCAGGGTATTGCAGGCGGTCTTGCCAGCAGTCGATGACCATGGCGGACATTGGACCATCCAGCGGCTTGAACACGCCAAAGGTGATGCAGGCGGTCGGATCGTTCTGCACCTTTTCGCTGGTGGCCACGTCATAGGACTGGACGATGTACTCGAACTTGGGAAACTCTTTGCCCGAGGGCCAGAGCTTGAACATGTCACGCTTGACGATGCCCGACTCTTCAGGGTCAAGGATCTCAGCGTAGATTTCCTGCCGGCCGATCTTGGTGCCCTCATATTGCAGGATCTGCTTCTGGAAGCTGGGCGCTAGGTTGGCGATGTTGTCATAGGTCGATGCGGTGGTCAGGACTACATCGTCGCCCTCTCGAGACACCAGATCGACAATCAGGTCTTTAGGTCTCGGCGTGGTGGTAGCGACAATCCGAGTCTTGTTACCCAGACGCACGCCGAACATGATTTGGTCCCATGCGTCCTGCAGGTAGTCCCACGCGGCCAGCTCGTCTAGCCATGCACCGTGATATTGGCCACCCCGGAAACGCTCTGGCTCACTGGCGGGGATGCCTTTGATCAGGGATCCATTGGTGAGCTTCAGCTCGTGGTATGCGCGGTTGTAATCGGCGACCAGCTCTTTGGGTATGACGTTGATCAGACCGGAGTCACCCTCATAGCAGGTAGCTCTTACGTCAGCAGATGTAGGAGCCGCTACAAGCCAGCGGGTGCCGGGCTCTGTCCATGCCCACCAGCCAACCTGCTCGGCCGCGGTTCTGGTCTTGCCCGCTCCACGTCCTGCAAGCAGCAGCCAGATGGTCCACCAGTCGCCGACCGGGACTACTTGGTGCTTGTGTGCTTTAGATAGCCACTCAGCACGCCATGCCCATGCGGCTTGCTGCTCCGGGGTCAGAGCCTTGAACTTAGCCCGGACCTCGGGATCTCGCAGCAGCTCAACGCTCACTCAGGATCTTCTTCTTCTTCAACCTTGGGGGCTGGGATCTGGGCCTCGGCCTCCTGCTTGATGCGGAGGGCCAGCGGCCATACTCCATGCCCGGTAGGCAGAGCACTCAGGCCATTCAGGATGGCGTTAACTTCGTCGGTGGTGAAGGTCAGGGTAATCATTGTTTCTCCTCGTTGGCGTTAACTTGCTTGGCCAGCTCCATATTGGTCAGGATCCGGTCAAACAGATCTTTGGCGTCTACGTCTACTTTCAAGGGGTTCTCGGCGTCACCAGCAAGAGTAGTGCGATCGCCGTACTTCTTAGGATTCCACTTGGCCAGTAACTTAAGCCGGGTTTCAATCTGCAGTTTGCGGTGGCCCAGCATATCCTCGGTGCGAATGGTGGAGCCTTTGTCGTCCATGGTTTGGACCTGCCCCATAACCGGCGTATCAGCTATCTGCAAAACCTCTTCCGCCATTTTGTCGTAGCCGATTTCCCTTGCGCGTGCGATTGCTGCGGAAAGCGTTTCATCGCGATACATCCAATCATAGATAGTGCGCCACTCAGGCATGTGGTCATCACGGCAGATTTGGCGAAGAGGCTCTCCTTCAGAGAGTCTTTCGGTAATCTCTCGGGCAAGCTCGGGAGTGTATTTAGACGGGCGTCCGGTGCGTTTCTTGGTAGGTTCCATTTGGGCACCTCCACTATGAGACTCACCGATTATATCACTTGCACATAAACGACAAGAGCCCCGAAGGGCTCTGTGGTTTAGTTGACTAGCTTGGGTCTCTGTATGACTGTCTGCTGCACTCCGTCGTAGAGCTGGTGCTCTTTGACAGTGGCCTTGATCTTGTTGGTTTCGCCGGGGGCTCCGATGTTAGCTGTGCCCTTGTAAACGATTACGTCACCGGCTTGGTCGCGGCACAGGTGCAGGTAGGTGTTGCCATACAGCTGGCTGTGAATGGTGATGATCTTCTCGATCGTGATGGTGATGGTTATTTTGTCGCCCACGTCGCCGATGAAGGCGCTGTTGACGTTGATAGCACGCTTAGTCACTTCAGCATCCACTGCGGCGACCAGACGTTCGCTGGGTTCACGCAGGCTTGTGGTCAGGTCGGCATATACGCCGTCCCAGAAGCTTTGGTTGTCACCGCTGCACAGACTCTTGAGGGTCTCAAGGAAAGCGGCGTTGGCTTGGTGGTATGCGGCCTCATTAGCAACACGCTTCTCTACGATGATGCGTTGAGCTTCCAGAAACTTCGCCTGCTTGTTAGCGGCGCGGGTAACGGCAGCCTTGGTGATCTTGGCCAGTTCTGCCGACGTATACAGGCGCTCTTGCTTGGTGCCACGGATACCGGTGTTGTTGCAGGTCCAGCACTCGAAGCCAGTTGTGCTCCATGCGCGGCCGTTATCCACGCCCATGCACCACACACGCTGGCCGTTAACGACACCGCAACGCTCACACTCGATGACGCGGGTGTAGACCGGCTTGCCGGCATCGTTGAACTCCGGGGTCTTGGTGTACTGGTGGCCATTGCGGGTGAAGAGCTTTTCCATGTCGATCTCCTAAGTTATGTCCGGCTGGATGCCGTGATGTAACTTTAGGATATACGGCCCAGAGCTTCTAGTGAATCTTTTGTTACACAATCCTCTTGGCGTTGCTCATGTCGATGTAGGCGTTAACCCTAGTGGCAGATCCGCCATTGACGGTTGCTTGGGTTGTTGTGCGGTCTAGCCTCATGTCTACGATGTTGCCTTCGGCGTCTGCTAGGCGGCGCATCAGAAGCACCTTATCGGGGACCAGATATAGCCAACCGGATAGCGGCACCCCAATGATCTTTGCGGCGGCCGCGCATCGCAGGATCTTGTCGTGGGTCACCAGCCATTCGGCTTGGTGGGTGGTGCGGAACTGCTTCTCTGTCATGTTGCGGCATTTGATCTCAACGATAGCCTGAAGGTCATCGCCCTCAAGGATCATTCCGTCAAATGCCAGCGGCTTGTGCTTCGCGGTATGCAGGAACCGGTGGAAGTGATACTGGCGCCCGAAGATGGCAATTGCCTCTGCCTCTTGTGCCAGAGTCTCCTGCCCCCTCGGTGTCAATATGTCCATATCAACTCAAATCAGAACTGATAATCCTTAGGCAGCGGGCGCTGATAGAGGATGTGAAACCCCAAAAGGTTTATGTACGGAAGCTTGTCAACGCCGATAACCTTTGCGTCTTTGCGGTACTTATCAAACCCAACTTTGAACCAAAAATGCGGATACTTAGCGCAATGCGGGGCGGCCCAACCATTCATCACTACGATGCGTCCAATCGACATATCTGTCTCCTGTGTGGTTGCAGGGCCGGGACTCGAACCCGGGTCTCTAGCGCATGAAGCTAGCGTGGCACCTCTCCACTACCCTGCGCTTGCATTATACCAATTCGGTAGCGTTCTTAACAATCCAAACGCGGGCCATGCGGCCGTGGTGCAGGGCATCACTGAGCTGCTCGTCTGCCTTCTCGAAGTCACCGCGGTTTAGGCTCTCCGAGGCATCACGCAGGTTCTGTTCAGCGCGGATCAGGTGATACGACCAGTCGTAGTCCATTTGGAATCCTTGTCAGATTAGTAGGAAAAATGCAACATCCGTCCGCGACTATGTCGAAATCCTTTAAGGGACAGGACGTTATGAAACACTTGAGAGAGTTTGCTACGGTACGAGATCATGAGATCTTAGATACGATCGAAGAGCACGGCACCCAAGTTTTGGCGGCCAAGGCTCTTGGGATCTCCACACGGTCTGTCGAGCGTTGTATTCAGCGGCTCAAGATTCGTGCGGCCCGCCGGGGGATGAGCCCAGAGCATGACATGGTGCATATGGTCCCTGATGGCTTCATCGTCAAAGGCGTGAGTACGTATTATAACCGAGACGGTCGCCCGTCCGGTCAGTGGGTCAAATCCACGCAGGACAAACGCAACGCCCGCGACATTCAAGAAGCCTTCCTCGATGCCTTCAAAGACGACATCGTCCGAGTAGCCCCAACTAACCCCGGGACGCAAGAGCCAGACGAGCGCCTGCTCAACTGTTTTGTGTACGGTGACCCGCACATCGGCCAAAGGTCTTGGTGGGAGGAAACGGGGCACGACCATGATCTCCATAACGCCGAGCAGCTGTTCACCAAAGCTCACGACGATTTGGTTGAGCGATCGCCGGCAGCGACCACAGCTCTCGTTTTGAACCTTGGAGACTACTTCCACGCAGACGATGGCCAGAACCGCACCATGCGCAGCGGGCACCATCTAGATGTCGATGGCAGATACCAGAAGGTCCGCCGGGTTGGATTTAGGATCCTGCGCTCCATGATCCAGATGTGCCTGCGCCGGCATCACAAGGTTGTCGTCTGGAACATCATTGGGAACCACGACGACTACTCAGCGGTAGATCTGTCCCTCTGGCTGCAAGTAGCTTACGAGAATGAGCCGCGGGTTCACATCGAGACTTCGGCCAACAAGTTTTACTACCTGCAGTTTGGCAAGGTGATGCTGGCCGCTACCCATGGCGATACTGTCCGGCAGGAACAGATGCTAGGCATCATGGCGGCCGACCAGCCTGCTATGTGGGGACAGTGCCAGTACAGATACGCCCACATGGGCCACGTCCACCACAAGTCGCTTCGGGATCTTCCCGGCGTCTCGGTCGAGACTCACCGGGTTCTGCAGCCCTCGGATCTCTGGGCTCATAATGCCGGCTATCGTAGCCAGCGTGACGCACAATGCATCACCTACCACTGGGATCACGGCGAGTACGCCCGGACCATCGTCAACCCCAGCATGATATGAAAACGGGCGGTCTAGCCGCCCGGTCCATCACTCTTCGTCTTCTTCGTCTTCGTCTTCATCAATCTCAACTTCGAGCGACGAGACAACCCAGCTTTCGTCCTTGTCGTCGGCCTCTTCGGTAGCAGCAGCTTGAAGAGCATCGCCGGCGGTTTCGGCGTCGATGAAGTACTCAAACTTCACCATGTTGACAATGTGGAACAGCATAAGAACCCCCTGTTGGTTAGCGCGGCTGCGCAATCAAATGTTAACGCCACCGTATGACTGATTGGTTGCACTTAATTGGTTGCACTGGTGTCACCAATTCCAGCAACTTGGTGGCATTTTGTTAAGCGTCTCCTCAGTCGTCGGTTTCAAAGACACCCCCGTCACGGAACCTCACTTCGCCCATGTACTTGCAGCAGCGGTGAATGTTCTTGGGTGACATCCAAAACAACCCCTTCTCTCGACGATCTTCATCCGTTGAGCATTCTGCAAGCTCATCTTCTGTCAAGTTGAGGTAGCTCATGATGACCTCTTGATCTTTGTAGCTGCATTTGATGATGTAAGCCTTGCGGCCGCTGGGCATCTCATACAGCTGGCGCTTCGAGATAGTTCTGGTGATGTTTCTCATTTCATTCCCCTTAGTTGAATAGCATCTACAGTCCGTTGAGCTACGTTGTCTGATCCGCATTGCCCATAAACGATTGCGCAGCAAGCCTCACGCTCCGCTTCCACACAATCCATAACTAACTTCATAACCCAAGGCGTTACTTCTCGGTGCCCCGCCATTCGGATGATGTCCTCTCGAGTCATGTTGCCTTCCTCGCATACCCAACAAACAAAGACGGCAACCATTTGATACGACGCGTTTCTGACCAAAACATGCGGCAGAAGAAACGTCGGCCCAACAACTTAAACCGAATGCTAGTGATGTTTCTCATTGCTCCTCCACGGTAACGATGTACTTCTTGCCATTGATGTCGGTCACTTCAAACTTCTTGGCGGTGCTGCGGAAGGCTCCGCTCTCGTCAAGATCCAGCCGCACCGGACCGGCGGCGTAGATGAGGTTCTGGGCGTCGTTGTTCTGCAGCGTGTTGCGGCAGAGGTGGGCGATGTAGTCACAGTAAGCAAGCATGTCGTTCTCCTCGACTGGCAATGGACGGCTCCGCATAGGTGTCGTCAGATTGGTAGTAGTTACGCTTCACCGTGCTGCCGGCCGGAACCATCTCCGGGGCGTCGATGCAGTAAGCGTAGGCCATCACAGCTAGGCACAGCGGATGCCGCATATCGACTTCATCCATGGCGTTAAAGCTGGCGCCGGTGCGGGCATCCTTGTGATCTCGATACTTCATTTCAAACCTTTCAGGTAGTCGTCAATCTTTGAGTCGCTCCAGCCAAGCTTCTTGAGAGCCTTGACCAGAGCTTCGTGGAAAGAGGTCATGGTGTCTGCTACCGCTTGTCTAGTTGGATTTCGTAAACCACTTGGTCGTAATCACTGGTGTTGGCCAGCGCCTCGAGGTCATCTTCATTGAGCATCGTTCCGTCTTCAAACTCGGCGTATGAGATGTACGCATCGGCAATCCCACGCGGGTGGTAGATGCCAGACAGCTCGATGGTGCTCCAATTGATCTTGCGGCCGTTGAGTTCCATGTCAGCATCCCAAAAGGGTAATCACGAACGGCGATTGATCAAGCTCATGTTGCTGCATCCCGTATATAAAGCCCAGCTCGAACACAGAGATCTCAGGATCGTCCGTCACAACCTCGGGGCCAATCTGCTCATAGGTCTCGGGGTCCCTCATGTGAGCAGCCCACATACCTTCTTCGTTCTTGTAGCAGTGCAATTTCATGTCAGTCTCCTTAGCGGGGCCCGAAGGCCCCCGGTTAATTATTGCTTTACCCAGTAAAACTTGACGATCTGACGCGGCTTGATCGGCTCGAAGTCTGCAATCTCGCCACGAATCACTCCGAATGCGTGTCCACGAATGTGCGCCGCGACCGCTGGAACATATTGCACATCGCTCAAAAACTTACTGACGGTCATGTTGCAAGCCACAAACTTCAGGTTCAACGAATTGGCTACCTTTCGCATGACAGAAATTCTGGTTCCACGACCATCTTTGCGGCCCGCGGATTTGAACAGGGCATGTACCTCTGCATACGGCTTGCCAGTCAACACTACGAATGCTCTTACTGCGCAATCACGGTGCTCGGTATTGGGACGACCGGCATAAACTTGTTGGGCTTTGGTGTTCATGTCGGCCCCCTTAGCGGCTGGTGGTCTTGATGCTGAACACGGCGGTCGTCTTGGTGTAACGAGCGATCGCATCAGCCGGGATGTTGAAATCGGAGGCAAGCGCCTTCCAATCAACCGAAGAGCGGTTGGCTTCAACGTAGGTGGACTTGAAGAGGTTGCCCTCGAACACGGTGGGGCCACCGGCGCTAGCAACATCCTTGAGCTGGTCCTTGATTGCATCTGCCTGAGCGGTCAGGTCAGCAATCTGAGCCAGCAAAACGCCCAGCTCGTCAACTTGGGTGAGGGTACGGTCCATGTGAGTCTCCTTGAAGTTATGTCCGGCGTCGCTGCCGTGGATGTAACTTTAAGTAAGACTGTCCAAAGAATACAGTGAATCTTTTGTTACAAAAGAAAACCGCCCAACAAGGGCGGTAGGTACTAGAGGAACGGTTACGCCATCAGCATGAAGCACCAACCACACACGGTCACTGACCACCAACCCACAGTACGTTCGAAGTTCAACCAGAACTTAGGGTTGCGCATACCGTGCGGTACATCTTCCCAAAGGTTCAGCACAGTCACTTTCATTTCATCACCATAAAAAGGATAGGAATGGAAACAACAGCAGCCAGACAGATCTTCGACCAGATCGGGTTCTCACTCTCTTCCACATACAGAGGAGCATCCCACCCATACGCTTCCTTCATGCTTCTCGCTATCCGGTAGTCACTTGCTCTGTACTCAGTAAACTTATTCATCATTACCCCCTTATTAGTTATTAGTAGTAGTAGTTAAATCTACCCATGCTGGTGGAACGCACCTAGCCTAATCCCTAAGTGCCTTCAACTGTCGCTACCCACGCCGGAGCCAACAGCACCCGCCAGACGTTCGATCAGGGGCTCTGGCTTCGCCACCCCCCGCGCATCTCAGACCTAACCCCACAGTGCGCGTATCCCTAGACCCCTGCCGTATCTCGCCGACAAGCCTAGCGGTCATCCAAAAGCAAAACCCCGATACATTGATAGAGGCTTGGCCCTTGGCTTGGGCAACTCTGGACACGGAATCTCGGTAACGTGTTGCAGAGCCACACAAGCCCCTATCAATACACCGGGGTCTTCCGAGATTCGGTGTCTAGGTGCCACCCCAGACAGGTCGGACGTTATACAACCCGAGAGAGCGTGTCAAGCACCTTGGCGATCGTATCGTTAAGCACAGACATCTCTGTGGCCTTCATGACCGACCAGATGCGCTTCTGCCCATGGATCCCATTGTGGGACCCCTGATGGCAGTCCTTACACAGAGGGATGCACAGGTACTGCTTGTGCTGCTCTATGTGGTGCGCATCGCTAGGACCAGCTGCCCCGCATACTCCGCAGGGCATCTCCTTGATCCGTTGCAGGTAACGCCTCTCGGCCGCGTTCAGCTTGTTGTTCATAGCTTGCTGATGATCTTGCGCCGGGTAGATGAAAAGCAGTGCCCATCCTGTGCGTACAGAGACCCGGTGACGATGTCTGCCCAGACCTTCTCTACGCGGCCCACCCACGCAATCATCGGGGCCACCTTGATCTTCGACTCACCACATATGCCCTTCACTGTGGCGTTTTTAATCTTCGGCTCAGTCCGCAAGAACCCCAGCAGGGTTTCATATGTCAGGCACAGACCATCCTCAGACGTTGGCCAGATCTTTACCCCAGTGCTCGTGCTTCTCGGCGATTGGACGCCTCGATACTTCTCCAAACATCTACGCGTGCTTGCGCCGCTACGAGATCCCATCTCAACTTCTCCTCACGTTCAATGGCTGCACGCAGCCCCTCTAACAACTCTTTATATTCGGGATGAGCGTAAGCCTCACGCTCTTGGGCTCCGACCGTCTCCTCGAAGGACTCCTTCATGAGGATGGCCTTCTTAGACTTGCGGAACTCCTCGAGGTAGATGCGCTCGGCCTTAGCCTTAGCGAACTTCTCTGCATTTTTGATGATGTAATCAATCGCATCATTCGGATCTATGTCTCTCATGTGCTCTCCATCTTTACCGGCAGACAGTAGTAGTTGCCGGGGGCAGTCTGCTCATACTCAGCTCGTGCGCTCTGGCACTCTTCTAGCGTGTCCAGCGTTTCAATCAGTGACCAGTGACCGCTACTCAACAACAGCAGGTTGAACCAGATGATCATCTCGGACCTCTCTTGCAACGGTTGCCCAAGCCTCCAGACTGCATTCGACGGTGTAGTCAAAGTCAGTCCACCAATCAGCACGCTGAGTGTGTACGTGTACACACAATGGATATACAGCCCTCCACTCACCCCTCTGGCGCTTGTAGATCAGCAGCGGGATTAGTCCCTTCGACTGGCGGCAAGTCTGCGACCACCAATCCTTAATGTCTCCGAGCGTAGCCTTGGAATGATCCTTGACCTCGACTGCCCATCCCGGCACACCAATCAAGTCTGTGTCCCCGTGATCATTCCTGACGCGTCTATGAGCATTCCAGCCGGTCAGCTCGAAGATTATGTTGGCGACCGCACGCTCACCGCGCTTGCCTTTGTCTCGAGAGAACTTACTCATAAACACATTTTCTTTTCATATTAGTTCTCATGCCACATCTCAATTTGATTATTGGGCTTCCATACCTTTGAAGGTTGAACTGCATCAATCCTTGCGGCCATAATTTCTGGATGAATGCCTGCTGTCGCATGGTTTCTACCAACATTTGCAGAGTCGGCAGACGCCAGAGGCCACTTTTCTCCGCTCTGGCCAAGCATTCTCAATCCGTGTATCCAAGGCAAATGCCTTCTTGTTTTGGTCAAGCATTCATATGCCTGATCCATTCTTTTGCACCAAGACGGCGATCCCACTTGCCAATACTCAGCAGAAGACCCAAGACAAATCTTCGGCCAGTTGTCTGCAAGCTCTAGTAACCAATCAAGCGGTAACCCAAGATGCCATACCGGAGCAGACAGTTCCTTGGGGTAAGTCCATTTAGAAATCTTCTCTCGCTGCTGCTCAACATCTCCACCAATTACGTCCGGCACAACGCACCAATGCGGATGTTGGCAATGCTCTTCAACCCAAGACCGATATCCGGCCCCATTGATTGGCTTTCCTTTGGTAAATGCAGAAAAAGCCCCATTGTCCATCATTACCGATTGTCCAATGTCTAAGCAAACATTCATGTCGCGCGGGTCGGCAAACGAAACGCAAAAATGTCTACCGGACATCTGTAGAAGTTTTAATCTTGGTGTTATCGGTGTGCCGTGATAATGGATCATGTTTTGTTAGCAAGTCCATATTCACTTGTTAAATCTGTCCAAACTTCACGCAATCCATTTTCCTTGAGGCGTTGATTGCACAATTCAACTCTACGCCATGCTTGTGCCAATCCTTTTTTCATATGGCGAATTTCGCCTTGCGTATAATCGTTCTTGGCTCTCCAAAAAGCAGCAGCAGTAATTTCAGGATAAAACTCTAAAGTTGCGCCAATGCTTGGCCTAGCAACAGTAATCCTAGTCGGTCTTGGGCCTTGTATATTTTCATATATCCACATAGCAATTTTTTCCATTGTGGGTTCTGGAATAATGTCGTTAAGATAGTAATGATCAATCTTCCCCCTGACCAATGAGGCAAACCCTGAAACAACTCCAAGTGGCGTTGGTTCATCAGGATTGGTTTCAGCCCAAACTGTCACCTGATATGAATGACCGTGCAAACGCTCAACGCCGAACGGGTCTTGCAACAAATGGGCGCATTCAATCCAAAAAGAATGTCCAATTTCCATCATCACATTCACCCTAACTTTCGTTTGAATTGCCAAAGAGCTTCTGAGCCTTCTTGCGGCGGTCTTCATGAATCCTAGTCATCAAGTCCTTCAGCATCTCAGATGCAGTCTTACCGCGGATCTTCTCGCGCTCTGCCAAACCCTCCCGGCGCTGCGGCATGGGATAGGTCAGCAGGCGTTTAGCTTCGCACTCGAGCGCCCACAGGTGGCAGTTACTACAGACCTTACAGCCGTCCTGCAGCGTGACCATGCTGGGCGCGTACTCACACTTGTTAGAGCCTAGGCAAGGCATCCCCGTCTCCTTGGGTTCTTGGCCGATCGCCGATTCATCTCGGACTGGTGGCGGTGGCGTTTGATTTGAGACTCCGCGACCGCATGCACGTAACCCCCGGCCGTCAGCTCAAAGAACTCCTCAAGCACCGGCTGCACGCAATCAAGGTCCAGCTTGACGTGTCTCGCCAGAGCCTCTGGGTTTGCAATCAGCGGGGCCTCGCTCAGGTAGTACAGATCTAACAGCCTGCGATACGCGAGGTCTTCCGCGTCCGGCAGGTGATGGGTGTCTTGGATGTAGTCAGAGACGTAGAACTTGTACCACTTCATAGATATAGGTCCGGGCGTAGGTCTGCACGAGTCACGGCGCTGTTGGTCAGGCGCTCGATAGCCACCGCCATCTCTGCGCTTGGCGTGCCGCGACCATAGATAACTTGAGACAGCCACGTCCGGGTGATCCCGAGAGCAGTGGCCATGTTTGCCTTGCTGCCGTGTGGCTGTGTGAGGAAGTACTTCGCAAGCTTCGTTGGTTCCATGGTGCCTCCTTGAACTCCATGTTACACCGTATGTCTACTATGGCATAGATGTTGTAAGTGTGAAAATGATGTGTTATGGTGGTGTTGTCGTACCAAACGACATGGAGAAATTATGGATATTGACGACGCATACGAGGCTGCCCATCAGGCAGAGCTTGAGCTACAACAGATGCTTGAAGAAGCCTTACAGCGTGTTGAGCGCAAAGAGGCGACTAAAGAAGACATATCTATTTTGAGATACGCGTGTGGACTAGGGAGAAAGACATGATCGTTGCAAAAGGCACAGATAGCGGCAAAAAATTTAAGTTAGTTCCGGCGGGTTTACATCTTGCGCGGTGCTACAGAGCCATTGATCTTGGAACGCAGATTTTTCTCACAAAAGGCGAAGAGAAAAAAAATCGCAAGGTGCTCATTCAGTTTGAGGTGCACGGCGAAGACGAGTTTGGCAACCCGATGGTCACCGATAACGGCGAACCTATGATAATTGGCAAAAACTACACCCTGAGCCTCGGCGAGATGGCCGCTCTGCGGAAACATCTACAGGTTTGGCGGGGCCGAGAGTTTACGCCAAAAGAGTTGGAAGGTTTCCAGCTCGTCAACATCCTCGATCAGTGGGCGATGTTGGCTGTCATCCATACCACCGGTAACGATGGCCGCACCTACGCAAACATTGATTCGGTGATGCCTGTACCGGCAAACATCAAAAAGGCTGGTCTGCCTGTTGGTCACAACAAGCCGGTCATCTTCTCGATTGACAGCCCGGACATGGAGATCTTTGAGGGTTTTTCGGATGGCCTCAAAGCAAGAATTGAGAAGTCACCGGAGTGGCGGTCGCGTATGTCTTATGCACCAGCCCCTGTTAGGGATTCACGCTCGGTGGCTCAACAGCATTCACGACCGGCAGCTCCGGCCGTGGAATTTGTAGAAGACGACGTACCTTTCTGAGGAGAAAAGCATGATTTTGAAGATTAAGCACAACGGCGTTGAGATTGAGTTCAGCGCGAACGATTTGCAACAGGTTGCCCAAAAGGTCTCCGAGGTTGCGAAGCCCGCAGTAGCGAAGTCCGTGGTTACCAAGGTCGTGCGCGGCCGCGGTCGCCCGAAAGGCAGTAAGAGCAAACCCTCGGTCAAGGTTGTCCCGCCTATTGAATTGGCGGCTTGATCTAAAGCCGATGGGTTGTCCACGAGTTAATTGGGAGAGCAAAAATGCAAAGCGATTTCATGCAACGGCAGTACGAGGTGGCACAGCAACTCATCGGCTGCATGACCACCGACATTGAGTATCAGCGTCAACTGGCTGACCTGTCTCATCACTATGAGCACAAGCTGGCCCAGCGCGACCGCAAGATCAGCAAACTTGAATCCACGATTCAGGCGATGCAGGTTTTGAACGGCGCTCGCTGATGTCCGTCAACTTTGAGATCCTGCAGTCCAATGTCATTCAATGGGCGTTGGACCGCGGGATTGTTCATCATTCAAACCCACGGGCTCAACTGCTGAAGATGTTCAGCGAGGCCGGGGAGCTTGCAGACGGCGAAGCAAAAGGAAAGCTTGACGACATTGAAGATGCCGTTGGCGACATCGCTGTCTGTCTCATCATCTACTGCCACTTCTATGGCCTGACCGTGCCTAAGTGTCTTGAAGCCGCTTGGCATGAGATCAAGGACCGCAAAGGTCGAATGATTGAAGGTGGCGTCTTCGTGAAGGAGTCTTGATGTCTATCGTCGTGTCCGAGCCGAAGGTTTCGGAGCATTGGTATTCCCGCGATGGTATGCCGATGTATACCGTCGAGTCAGCAAAGGGCGCGCAACGCCCTACAACGCTCCGTGACGCACGCAAACTGAATCTTGTACCCTCGGTGACCACCATCATCAATGTGGCCGCCAAACCCGCTCTTACGCAGTGGCTGCAGAAGCAGGTCTTGATGGCTGCACTGACTCTGCCAAAGATCAACGAAGAGACCGAGGAGCAGTACATCGCTCGCATCATCCTCGACGCTAAGGAGCAGGGTAAGGCGGCGGCCGACCGTGGCACTGAGATCCATGAAGCTATCCAGAAGGCTTACGAGGACCAGCACTATCCGTTCGGCTTCTCGGAGTTTGTCACCGGCTGCCAGAAGACTTTGGAAGACTTCTTTGGTAAGCGTGACTGGATCTGCGAGCGGTCGTTTGCCCACGACCTAGGATACGGCGGGAAGTGTGACCTGCACTGCGATGGTCTGGTGGTGGACATCAAGACCAAAGAGTTTGCAGAGGGCGACGACGTAACCCTGTACGACGACTACATGCTGCAGCTGGCCGCCTACCGGGTGGGTCTGGGTATGCCAGAGGCACGCTGTGCTAACGTCTTTGTATCCCGCAACAACCCCGGGGTGGTGTCCGTCTATGAGTGGCCAGAAGAAGACATCAAGCGCGGCTGGGCGATGTTCTGCTGCCTGCTTGAGTACTGGCAGCTCAGAAACAATCACGTGTAAGAGGAGAGAACCATGCTAACCAATGAAGACTTCCGCAAACTTTACCTGCAGTGTGACTGCAAAGACTTTGAGAACGGCGTTTTCGCCGACGAGGTGGACATCCTCGAGTACGGCCGGGCCGTTGAGGCTGAAGCTGCTAAGCGCGAGCGAGAGCGATGCATTGAGTTTGCTGCCACCCTGAACAAGGTTGTGGCGGAGACGATGCAAGAGCAGCTGTAAAAAAAGCCCCTCACACGAGGGGCTAATCACTTCTAAGGAGGAAGCTCAGTTAAGAGCACTCCGATGGTGTCAGATGAACATCACAGGCGTATTTCAGAACCCAAAGTCGCCCATGGGGTTTGACGGGATTACGTCAGGCTTATAGCCAAGCTGCTCATTCTCTCGAGCGCGATCGCGTGCAAAGCGTGCGGCACCAACCCCCGCACTCAGCGGTATACCAATAGGAGCAGTGGCCGGGAACATGGACATTGCACCACCAAGAGCGCCAACTCCAGACAGGGCAGCCTCACCGTAGTCAGGCTTAGGCTTCCGCAGTTCCTGCATAGTCCTCGCAACATCAAGGCCAGTTAGCGCACCACCAGCAACAGGCATTGCGTACTTAAGTAGAGGAGTCTCAGCAAGTTTGCGCAGAAGGCCAGTAACCTCGCTTAGGGCAGACGCCGGGGGAGGAGTGCGAGGCAACACAGGCGGAGGCTTTGCCCCACCAATCTCCCCCTGCGGGCCTCGGGGGCCAGTGTAAACATTCTGCTGCGGCACCATAACACCACCACGTGTTGGGTCTTCAACCATCCCACGGGCAGGCGCCAAACCTTGCAGGCGCTCAAGCGCGGCAGCTCGAGCCTTGATTAGCTCATCGGCACTACCCGGCGCATTGCCCATGGCAGTAGCGCGATTGGCTTCAATTTCTTGAAGGCCAAATTTCTTGGCCCAATTCGCAGAACCAGACCCACCAGTTGGCTGGCCGCCACTAATTTCAGGACCGGCAGGGGCTTGACCAAGCACACCCGGAACTTGAGCAGGGGGAGCCACGGAAGCCAATCCAGCCTCTTGGGCGCCGCGAGCAAGGTTCTCACCAATTGCACTCAGTGCGCCGCGGGCACCCCTCAATCCAGCCTGACCTGCAGTTTTAAGGGCACCAAGACCAGCCCCAATACCAATGCCTTCTTTCTGCTCTTGCAGATCTTTAGGCGTAGGCCCAGACATAGGAGGTGGCGGTGGAGGGGGTGTTTGTAGGGTGTAATCCGGCGCTGCCTGTACCGGCGGCGCTTCGCTTGGAGCTTGTTCTGCAGGAGCTTGAGCCGGCTCACCAAATGCACCCATAGACTCAACACTGTCAAGGTACTTTTTAGTGGTCGGATGAAGATCTCCGCCCCGGAAGAATGGGGCATCAGGGCCTGCGTTGTACGCAACAACGGCAAGCTTAGGATCATTCTCGTAGGTGTTCAGCTGTTCTTTGAGATACCGCAGACCAGCATCAATCTGCTCATCCGGGTTGCCCTTCAGGCTTTTGGTATCAAACCCCATGCCTTTGGCCGTCTCAGGACGAACCTGCATGATGCCAATCTCGCCGACTCCGCCGGTCTTGCTGGGATCAAGCCCGCTCTCGTGATATGCAATAGAAACAGCCAGCTCGGGCGAGATGCCCATGTTGGCAGCTTTGTTGGCAATCTCTACTGCGTACTTAATCTTCTCCGGGGTCAAATCCTTACCGGCAATCCGAAGATTCTCAATGACACGAAGAGCATTATCAACCTGCTCATTGCTTAGGGATTCGACGTAGTCAGACATTATTGACCCCGCATTTTGTCTAGGCGCTTGCGCAATTCATCAACTGATAGCTTCTCTCCAGACGGAGCCGCAGGCTTGGCGGCCGGAGGCGTCTCAGTTAGACGCTTGCCCCCGGCAATGCCTTGGATGCGCTCAATGTAGGTTTGGTACTCACGTTGATATGCATCACTGTCGCGGAAGTCTTCAACACCCATCTTCGACTGGCGGAAGGCTTTAGATATGTTTCTATCAAAAGCGGCCTTAGCTTCCAGCATGTCGTTCTTCATGTGGATTGCCTGAACCGGATCCTTCAGGTTAATCGCGGCATCGGCGAACAACTGGCGCTCATAGTCAGACACAGCGCCCTTGGCAGCCGAGGCCAGACGAATCTGCAGTTGGTTAAACTGCTGTGCGGCCAAACGAGCCTTAGCAATACCTGCTTCATCAAGATCGGTGTTACGTAGGGCGTCTTCCAGACCTGCAATCCGAATGCCCATAACAC